AGGATGATGACATTTCCATTGAGAGAGTCAAGCCTGCTTTCATCATTGGCCAGTGCTTGGATAAAGAATGAACCCTCCTCGCCAAAATTGGCAGTGATGGAGTGTTCTTGGTTGTTGTCCTTAATGCGAATGTTCTTGTCATTCCATCGCTCAACATTGAACCTCAAAAATCCAAAGGCTTCCAAGGCTTGCTTGACAGAATTGGCTACAATATAGCATTTTGAACCGCTATCTGTATCAAGAATCTGATAAGCCAGAGCGATTGCAGCAGTGAAGGAAGTCTTGCCATTCTTTCTGGCAAGCATGATCAAGGCTTCCTTGAAGCGTCTCTCATTCGTTCCTTTGATGTAGAAGCCAAAGAGATTCACGACAACAAAATGTTGCCAGGGTTGCAAAAGTAATGGCTTATTACGGATAGAGACCGCAAACATATCATCACCCTGTTGATGGACAATTGTGTGTTCAATGAAATGAACGACAAAATCAACCATCTCTTCATCCATCTCAAATTCTGGATTATCCAAATCTCTCAGGAAGCGTGATGCTGCCAAAATGTTCTCTTCACAATGCTCTTCCTGATGGTCTAGAACGTGTTGAGCGTATTTTTTAGCTTTCTCCACGTTACCCATCAGACTTCACCCGTTTCTTCTTGATCTCATCCTTGAATTTCAGAACCTCTGTGAGAACTGATCCATTGTCTTGCTCTACCACTTCACCTAATGACTTAGGATTCATCATCAGTTGATTGGAATAGCTGAGTATATCTTTTCTTAGAATTTCCATCGCTGTGAGAATAGGGACCTTGCGCTCATTTTCAGCTCCTGCCTTATTCACATAGACATCTGTGACAGGATAGCCCATATCAGCATAGTCCTGAGCAAGTTTCTGATACTGAAATAGCATTCCTGAAAAGATGTCAATGATCATGTCAAATTCTTTGCGATAAGTCCCAAGCTCTTTCATCTGTTTGATGACTTTTGACTTGATTGATTTAGCTGTGACTGGTTTTGCCAAAAACTAGGCCTCCTTCCTGAAATCCCTTTAGTTTTTATCCCCTTTTTGTCTGAGCGGTCCCGACTTGGAAAAAGTTCCCTTCACCGGTTCCCAGACGCTCGAAAAAAATTTTTTTAGATGGGGGGGATAATCGAAAAAATCAAAAATTCAAAAATTGAAAAATTTGATTTTTACAAAATTTCATTTTTTTGATTTTTGTAAAAATTCAAAAATTCCCTTTTTCGTTTCTTTTGCCAAAAAATTCCTTGACCAATAACTTTATCATTCTTTCTGTCATGAAAAGTATTGTGTCGCTTGTTTGTGAGAGGTAAACAATTCCATTCTTGAAATTCTAATTCAGGATATTCTGAAACTGGAAAAATATGATGGACCATTTCAGCCGGTTCTGATATTCCATATCTCAAACTCTCTTGACATAGATAATTATATTTCCTTAGAATCTTATCTCTGAACTTCTCCCACTTTCTTGTCTTCAAGGATGGTCTAACTATTTTGTTATACATATATTCTCCTCATGCAAAAAGGACAGCCAATCTCTTTGGTCTGTCCCTCTCATACTTGAAGCTATGCTATCATAATATTTTATTTTATGTGAGAAAACAAGAGTTTATTTTCTCATTCTTTTCGGAATGGTGTTCCTTCCCAATGTACAAGGATACTTGAAATGGTAATGCAGAGTGTTTCATCTTTGCAAATTGAATATCCTACAATCTCATATTTCAAACCCGGATTATTCTTGATATCCATGTTCAATTCATTTACTGCTCCTTTTATGAACGGAATATCTGTGTATTGTTTTATTGTCATACTGTTGTTCATTTCTCTTCCTCAACTTCCTCAATTTCTATTCCTGGGCATTCAAACACCCAGCTAAAACCTGCCTCATTAATCTCCTCTTCTGTGTGTTCTGAGGTAAGATTTTCAGAATTTGCAAGAGCGCCAAAATACCAGTAATCATCCTTGAGTTGATGTTTCAAGTATGC